AATCTAACATCTGGATATTTTGCCCACGGCTTGATGTGATGAGCGTGTAAGTCTCCTTTTGCGCCGCAGTGTTGGCAAGTATAACCATCTCTAATAAAAACAGCAAGCCTCCAATCTTTAACCTCCCTCCCAAGTCTTAGCCTGTCTCTCTCCAAAGATTTCCCATCTTTCCATGCAGGGGATTTATCCCCCACAAGAAAAATGGATCTCCACTTATGACTACATTTTTTACTACAGGTTTTTTGGTCTTTTGTGCGGGTTTCAAACTCAATATTACATATTAAGCAAGATTTCTTAATTGGTGGGTTCCTTTTGTTCCAACAGGTTCTACTACAGTATTTTGCATCCCTATAATTTGCACTTTCAAACTCCTTCTCACAGATTTGACATATTGCACTTTTTTTGTTTCTTTTGCTTTTCCCGTTGACAATTGCAAAACATTTATGAGAACAGTATTTCTGTTCTTTTCTGCCTTTAAACTCTTTTTGACAAACAGGGCAAGTGATAATCCTGACATAACCATTATCTTCATAATAACTATTCAGATTTACAGTCGCTCTCTCCCTAACTGTCTTTGTGTGTAGATGAGTGTAAAGATCGGGAGTCTGGGATTGAATGGCGGAATAACACGATCTGCATTGTTTTCCTGTAAGACTTTTCTCTCCTCCACAAATAGTGCAAACCTTCCTGCAAGTTCCACATAACTCTTGGTTTGTCTTGCTAGAAATTCCACATTTATTACAGGGTTTTCTAGGGTATGATGTCATTAAGCTGCAACTCCATATTAGTTGTAGAGGCTTGAGTGTTGGTAGCACTGCGAAGCCGTTTATATGTCTTTATTATAACACAAAAAAGTTATCACCCGCATATTGTGAAATCATCTTACAAAGATTCGAGAAACTAACAGGAATTGAACCTAAATTAATCGGGAAATTGCCAGACTAATTAATATTAATTGTGGTATAATAGTTAATAGAAATCGCCCTTCGCGGTACGTCAAATACCCAAGGGCTGTAAACCTAACTAGCAGGATCACAATGAATAACTTTAACAAAGAATTGGCTTTAAGTTTACTCGGATCTGGTAAAGAATACCCCGTTGATTTTGAAGACGCTTGGCAATGGTTGGGATATTCTAGCAAACAATCTGCCAAAAAGAAGCTAATCCGCAACTTTGAGGAAGGTGAAGACTTCTCAGCCAAATGGATGAGTGTCCCTCACAGTAACGGTTTGACGGCTTCTCGTACAGAGACAATTTTCTTAACTGTCGATTGTTTCAAATCGTTTGCTATGATGGCGGGTACAGAAAAGGGACGGGAGACTCGACAATATTTCCTGCGGTGCGAGAAGGAAATAAAAAACGCTCATGGAATTGATTTACTAGACAAGCCTTCACCTCAACTGATTGGTGATGCGGTTATGGCAGTTTTCCGACCCACCAATGTTGACCCAACGCTCATCTCAGGGATTATCGCCAATAACATCGCTAAAACTTATCCGGCGTTAGCTCCTGCGATGGAAGAAGCCAAAAAACATCTAACCGTCGAAGTTAAGGAAAAACTTCTCACGCCCACCGAAATCGGATTAATCCTAGAACAGCGCACGGGAGTTAAACACTCGGCGCAACGGGTCAACAAATTACTGAGCGAGAATGGATTGCAAACCCCAAACCCTCACGGGAAAGATCCGGCTTGGTTGCCTACTCCAAAAGGGAGTGAGTTTTCAAAACTGTTACTCGCGGCTCAGAAGGGGATTAAGGACGCAACTAGACAGCATTTGCAGTGGTTTGAATCCGTTGTAGATGTTTTGGCAGTGTAGAAGGGTGAAATAGTAAAAACCCCAGGTGTTGAGTCCTGGGGTTTTTGTTGTTTAGATCATGAGAATGCTAACAGTATCCATTCTTTCTCAGTTCTTGTAGCTCGTGAAACCCCCAGAATTGCTTAACAGGGATAAGACCATCTTCTGTTTCAACTCTTACTTTTTTCTCGGTTTCAATAACCTCGACAACAACTTTACCCAAAAACTTTAACCCAACTTTAATCCAGTTCGTGTCCATTTTTTGCTCCGTACAATTCGTTAATAGCCTGTTGACAATATCGCTCCGTGTTCCCTGTCCCTGAGCTACCAGGGTATCAAGTTTAGCTAGTAGCTCAGGTTCTATACCAAGCGATGTTTTAACTCGCTTGACGGCTCCTATTGGCTTTCTACCAGTGTCGGGGTAGGAGCCACCCCGACCGACGTATGGTGTATTTTTCATCTGATAAAATCTCAATATTTTGTTAAGGGGTAATCCAAAGATTTTTTGTTACCCCTTTTTGATTCAACTAAATCAATCCATAATCACCGAGTTCTGTGTAAGCAGCAAAAACTTCTGGTGTAAGTTGTCCATTTGAGTTTTTAATAACTGTTTTGGCTTCTGCGATTTTTAGGCGATCTTGGTGATTACTGTCAACGGTTTTTTGATTTAATTCTTTGTATGCTTTCTCGGCATCTTTGAAACTATTAAAGACTTTAATAATGCCACCATTAGGACACTTGTACTCGGTAATTGATTGACCTTTTAAGAGTATCGCTTTAATTTTGAATGGGTTTTTGTAAATGTAGGTATCAAGAACGTCGCCCTCGGTTCCTACAAGATAGTAGGAAATATTATTAACTGGGTAGTGAAGAATCGTTGCCGATTTCCCTGAGTTTATGCACCCTGTAAAATCGCATCCCACAATATAAGAATTATTGCTTTTAAGTTTTTGAGCTAATGTTGGGGTCTTTTGAGCTTCTAAACTTTTTGTTGCTTTAGTTTCTTTCTTTGCTACTTTGGGTTCAGTTTTTTCAATCCGTTCAATGTATTTCTCGGCCCAGTCTTTAGCCCCTTCATAACTACTTCTGTAAGACTTTTTACCATCGGGGAAAGCTATATGCCATTTATTGTCAGAACCCTTTGAAATCCCTAGTGAGCCAATACTTGTCTCTGTTGTGTATGTTCCAGACTCTACTTTTTTGAATTTCAGCATTTGATTTGTCCTCTGTGCGCTGTGTTTTTTTACCTTGATCTATTTATAGCATAGGCGTTTTAGATTTGTCAAGCATTAATCTAAAATTCTTTCTGTGACTGGATTAGACACCAAAAAACACGGGTTTGACTCCGTGCCTTTTGGTTGTTATGTGGCGATCGCTTAATTCCCTGACTCAATAGACCAGCTAGAGTAAGCCTCGATATCGTAGAAGCGGTCGTCTATTAAGGTTTGATCCTCAACATCCCTATAGTTTTCTGCCATGATTTCAAACATCCGAGCAAACGGGTCAATATCTAAGGAAGTTTTGCCGTCTGACATCAGAACAAAGATATGGGCATTGCACCACCGATGAAACTCAGGGCTGATCCACTGAGCCAACAAAATAGCGATTTCAGGATCTCCCCAACTACCCTGTAATTTAGGATCTCCCCCCTTCTTAACCTCGATAATTTCCGATATCGTCTTCCCGATATCGCTCTCAATAGCCTGAAAATACGCCTTTGTAGATTTGAGTGCCAGAAAATGCCCCAGTAGTTTTCCATTGGCTTTGCACATCTGAGTCAGGTTAACCCAACCATCAGACTCTCTTTTGGAGATAGCGAAATTATTGTAGCTCGATGAGATAAGATCATCCATTAGTGGAACCTCTGATACAGGTTTGCTCACGTCCCCGAATGTTTCCGCATTGCGGGGACACTTACTACTATAACAATTTTATTAATAGAAATAGTTGATATTAAAAACCCCAGGGTGTTGAGTCCTGGGGTTTTGGTTTGTTTTTAGTTTGGCGATCGCTTAATTCCTGACGGGAATAACTTCCTCAACTGTGATATTTTTAGCTCGTTTGGTACTGAGCTTTGCAGCTACAGTTTCAGCACGCCCTCGGCTCGTGTACCGTTTGGCTAAAAACTTTTCTTCAGTCCAACATTTTTGCTGCGAGTTCCAGTAACACGGCTTGTATCCGGTTTCACGGGTTACTGAATCAATAATCTGGAGAATGTCAGACTTGATAATAAAATAATTCATTTTTCTTCCTCTGTGTTACTGGGTATTTTATAGGTATCAGTTTTTAGCCATTGCCAAACTTTTCCTTGAGTGCCAACATAGTCTTCTTTCTTTGGTATCTCAGACAGTAGTTTGGGTCAAGCAATCCCTCGTCCTTGGGCGACAAGATTACCACTGGAAGCATGAACCTATCCTCTATGGATGGAAACCTGGAGCCGCGCACAATTGGTACGCAGATCGGAGTCAAACTACCGTCTGGGAGTTTGATAGGGGTGTTTTGTCCTGTCTGTCTCTCTCCCGTCGCCTTTCGGCGCATAGTCGCTTCTGTTCCCGCCGACTTTCCCGTTGCTCCGGGGTTAAGTTGGCAAGGTAGCGTTTCCGCCGTTCCCTTGCCTTCTCAGTACCCTCGTATTTCTCGTTACGAGTTTTAGCCTTCTGGGTTGCCTTGTACCGTTGTTGGGCTTTCCAGAGGGATGGTTTCCAGTCTTCGGTCATGTGATAAACCACCAGTATTTTTTAAGTCCCGTGCTTTTCCCGTTGTTGGGACAATCCCCTTCACCCATAACGAGGTTTCCGTCATCGGTGGGATAACCGTCTTCAGTTTCCCCAACTATTGACAACATGGCTCTATTTAGCGCGGGGATTGAGCAAATAACGTCCTTTTCCTCTTTGAGTTTTTGGGCTAATTCTTTGGTAGAAACCCCGTCAATCCATCCGGGGTCGCTGTCAATTATCCCCCTGATTTTTGCTTTTAATTGTTCTGTTTTCATTTGTGCGTTTTGGTTTATTGAATCCCTAGCCGTTTGATGTTTGGCTAGGGTGTGTAAAATTTATTTGTTGTTAATCAAGATACTCTAAACCCGTCAAGCCACATCTGAACGTTACAGAATTGGCAGATCATAATTCTTGCTCAATCCTGTCAAAAACTTCTCTGATTATTTTTAAGTTTTTAATAGCTCGGTTTCCCGTGTAGATTTCTGTTTCTCCGTAAACTGTTCTTACTCTTAGGATTGGTAGCTGTGAGTTTAAGTTACTGATTTGATATTCTTTGATGTCTTCAACTCTGATCATTGTTTTAATCCCTAGTTAATTTAATGCGTTGTATTTGTTGCAGTCACCGAGTCAAATCCGGTGACTCGGTTAAGGCTGTTTAATACCGAGGTACATCTTGAAGGTTGGTGATTTTGGCAAAGTCTTTATTAGTTTTAACGATGCTACCAGATTCGTAAGCTGATTTAAAAACCTTGTGCCATTCAATGCTTACACCGAAACCGAGTTCAATCATATCTTTTGCCCAATCCCCTAGAATTTCTTTTTGCAGTGCAAGGATTTTAGAATTACTTTCAAGGTTGGGATTGTTAAAGAACTCGGATGTGTAGCTGGTTAAGTTTAGATTTACCCGTGCTTTCCTGGTTTTACTAGACCGATTGTATTGTTTTGTTTCCATAGCCCAAAACAGGTTTTTTAGTTCTTCAAATCTGGGATGCGCTGCGATTGTATTTGTAAAGTATTCTCCACAGAAAAACTGAGTTACGGTATTAGATTCTTTCCCTGCTAATATGTTTTTGATGGTATTCATTGTCTTTGTCCTTGTGCTTGCGTGTTTCAATAATCTAAATATAATAGACTTACGGCTATATGTCAAGCGTTTTCAGAAAATATTTTATAAATTAGCTAGAACCCTTACACAGTATAGGTGTCAGTTTTTAGCCATTGCCAAACTTTTCCTTGAGTGCCAACATAGTCTTCTTTCTTTGGTATCTCAGACAGTTTTCGGCATTGGTCAATTTTCGACCCGGATAGATCGTCGGCCTGCCTACTCGATTGGGTTCAGATGTCTCTATTTTCTTGGGATGAATTCTCGGTCTTCCCACGGGCTTAGGATCTGAAATTTGGCGCGTTCCGCAGGGGGTACAGCGCCACTTTTGCCGACCATCAGAATGCACCCCGTTCTTTTTCATCCTATGCCCACACTTCGGACATGGCGGGTTTTTATCGCTCATTGATTGATCCTTGATATTTACTTAATAAAATTGCAGCCGGATAAATTGCCACGTATGGCAATTCTGAAATATTTATTTTTTGCTGTTCAATTAAAGTAAAGATTGCAAACCAGAAGATTTTTTCAGTTAGCCCTAAATCTTCTTGAGCTTTTAACGGATCAATAAAAAATACCCTTTTCCCAACACATTGAGGGATTAGCCAATTTTCCACAATAGCGATCGCATCCTCTAATTCCTGATTGATCATAATTAATTAACTTAAAACTATTGTTTTATTATATAATATAAATAGTTCTAAACGCTAACAAAATATGGCAATTGCAACGACTGTAAAGATAGAACTTCACAAAGATTCAGATATGTCGAGCTATGCTTACAAGG